GCAAGATTAGTATTAGCTAGGGGACGGCTTAGAATAAAGATAAACTCTTCCATCTGGTCAAAGTTATTACCGTTAACGTTGAAACCTAAAGGTACTGGGGACGTTCTTTGAATCGATGCTTCGACAGGCAGCATAACTTCATTATTGCGAGCCATGTAATCTAGATCTAATCTAACATATTGCATAAACGACCCACCGTTAAATGTACCAGCGGGTAATAGGTTTAACAATTGACCAGTTCCAACTCCGCCACTTGTGACGTTTGTAACATTAGGGTCCAAAGCATTGCGGAACGTAGAAACTGTAAGTTCTCCAAAGTCTATGTCAATAAGCCTAGTATCTTTGTCAATTATACGAGCCATCTAATCACCTCTTTCCTTTAGCCTTCTGGGCTCGCTTGTAGGCTCTTGACATCTTTGCGAGGTCAAGCATTCCCTTTCGCTTTCCAGACTTAACTCTAATTTGATTCGATTTCTTCCCGATATATTTCTGCCAAGCCGATTTAACAACCTTGCGAGTTTTCTTAACACCAGTAGCAACAATTTCTCCACCTGCCTTCTTTGCTTGTTTACGTGCTTCTCTCTTAGCACCTTCCACAAACAGTTCACGCAACTCGTCAAGAGTTCCTTCTACTTTGACCAGACTAACCACCTCAAGCAAGGTTTCCAGTCTGGGTTAGTACAAGAGCCATGTAGTCTTTAGCGGATGGTGTAACGATGCGTCCTTTCATTCGAAGTGTATAGTTTAGAGCTGATGTGCTAGAGTTACGCATAAACAACGTCTTGCTAACAATCAGTGGAGTTAGTGAAGAAAATGATTCTTGATGATACATGCTTCCTTGGGTAGCATCGTAAGTTTTTCTTGCGACGTACAAAGAAGTACGATCAGCATGAGTAACGAATGTTGTGATATTCGAATCCGCTAATTGGAAGAGGCCTTCTACTTGACCAGCTGGGAATGCCTGATCTACATCTAGAACGATGTCGAGTTCATGCACTTCGAACGCTTGGTTATCTGCGATATCCACGTAGTCGGTCATGTCTAAAGATTGATTTGCTGCTGCTGGTGCTGATTGTAGTTCAACGTAAAGTTCGAACTCTCTTGATGCTGCTTTCGCCATGATGGGATGTCCCACAATGAAGACTATAAACTAATGCAATTCCTTATCTTGAACAGGTGGGCTGTCGCAAAGGCCAATTCCACCCCGCAGTGGGCCTTTTCTCCATACCTTCTTATAGGGGTGGGTCCACCCCAATGTGAAAGGAGTGGACCCAATGAACCGAAAAACCAAAATTAACCTTCTTTTACCATTCAAAATGGTAGGAGAATTAGAATCGAGAGCCAGAAATAAATCTAGATCGCAATTTATCGAAGATGCAATTAGGGCTAAACTTGATGGAGAAGAAAACTTCGATTTAGATGACATATCTACCAGGGCATTGTTAATCAAAATAAAACAAAGAATAGCAGAAAGAACTGATTCTTGTGCTCATATGCTAACAGAGATAATTATGATGGAGCTGAACTCATGAAACCAACATGGGAAGAGTTTGAAGAGGCATACCATACGATTATGGCTTACATAGATACAGAACCAAATAGCAGACCATTATTTCATGCATTGCTATCGTTTGCTTTAATGAAAAGGAGGACGGAATAATGACCTTGTTAACTAATATCAATAAAGACATTCAATGCGAAGTTTGTTGGTCAATGGTGTTTGCAGGTGATAAAAGATGTATTGTCCATCATGATGATGGAGACAGACTTTGCTGCATTCTTTGTGGCGCATCAGCAGAAAGACTAGGGTGGTGTATTTCAGTATGAAGTGTTTCGAATGTGAATCTAAGTGTATTACAGAATACATTCACAAGCAAGTAGGTATGCAAAACAAAATAGTTGCAGTGCAAAAAGTATGCACTAACCTCCTATGCGAATGGAAATCATACCCAGTTAAGATACCAGAATCAATCTGATTCCAATTTACTAGCTGCAAACTTTAATCCTGCAGTAGTTCCACCAGTAGCAAAGGAACCTAGTAAGAAAAAGGAATCCATAGCAAACTGTTCTTTAGTATCGGCGCGATAGACAGGTAAGTTAAGGAAGTTCATATCAAATCGTCTTAAGCTTGAATATCCACCAGAGCGAAACATAGATGGATCATAATCATCTCTTTGCATGTAACCCATTGAAGCATACTCTTCAGGACTAAACACTTTCTGTTCTACTCTTTGACTATGAGGAATCCATGAGCTTGTTCCCGGTTCTACCCTCATTCGAATGAAAGTCATGAAGTAGGACCGCCTTCAGCGTTATTATTCATAGCATTGACCACCGTAGTTAGGTATTCACCTTCACTATAATCTGGATCTCTGCATAGGAACCTTACACTTACAGCGGGCCATTGACACGAACCTTGCCCTTCTAGGTCCAAGTTTGTTTCACCAAAAGTTCCAGCAAAGGTTTGATTTCTGTTAATTATAACGCGATAACAATGCAAGTTAGGACCAGTGATTGCACCCATAGAACCCCACGTAGTAACACTGTCTAATACAGGCATTCCAAATAATGAGTTAGTTGGGTTTGGTGCTGGGCCTAACGTAGGAAGTAATTCTCCATTACTTTGAGTCGCACCTAGGTTTGTGTTGTAGCTATACATTCTCTTCTCTGCATAGATAGTTTGAACTTGATTAGGCGCACCAGCATCACCAGAAACTAAAGTCAAACCATCAGTACCGTTGAGGCCCATATTTCTGAAATCATTATATGTTGCAATGGTAGTTGCAGCTGCAAGATTAGTATTAGCTAGGGGACGGCTTAGAATAAAGATAAACTCTTCCATCTGGTCAAAGTTATTACCGTTAACGTTGAAACCTAAAGGTACTGGGGACGTTCTTTGAATCGATGCTTCG